TTTGTTTGAGCTTACGGAAATTTGAAAAGTTACCAGTGAAGCATTTATACTTGATTTGTCAAACGTCTGCCCTTGTTCAGGACTTTCTAACATAAGTATCTGAACGTGTGGAAAACTTGGTGTACTATCTGACGTGTAATATTTTGCAACTTCCATGTTAGGATAAGTTGTGCCATATTTCTTATTAAGTTTTACCTTTAGTGCTGTGTACACGTTATTATGTAATGTTCTTAACCACATCTATATCCCTACTTTCCAAATACTTCCTTAATAACCCTTGGTGCTTCGTCATATGCTTTTAGCAAGCCTTGATATAAGGGCATTGTGGCTTGTGTACCATGTGTTAATACCCTGTTGCCGTCATCATCAATGTAACCCCATATCTTTCTTGCACCCATGCCGTAACCATATGTGCCGATTAGCATACCTAATTTCTGCCCGTTTGGGTGTGGACTACTGCCTTTTGCACCATTGTAGTAAACACCAGCTCCAAACTCGATAAATGCTATGTCTTGACCTGTTACCTTGATTTGAGCAATTGACTTTTTACCTTGATTGGATATATCAACTGCTACGGTATGTTCGGTACGTGAGCCGTCTATGATATCCTTGCCTTTGTAACTGCCCTCATATGAGAAGTCTGCAAGTGCTATCTGCTTCTCGATTGTACCTTGTGCAATCACTGTGAGCTTTCTAACGACTTCTTCACACTTACTGGATAAATCCTTATTGTAATCGTTTAGCTGCTTTACAAAAGCATTTAACGAACTTACAGATAGGCAATTTACTTTTAAAGTACGTTTTGCCATTGTCTATCCAATCCTTTGACCGCCAATATACATAACAAATTTGCCACCACATTCACATTTTTGATTGCAGTCATATACTTTCCAGTTTTTATTTGTTTTTTCTTTGTTTATGGGTTGTGGTTTTCCACAATTTTCACACTTAAATTCTGTTTTAGGACTTTTAGCCATTTTGCCCTCCTATAAAATGTCTAGTTCTTGGAATGTTTTAAATATCTTAGGGGATTGAATGGCGAACCAATCAACCATTTCTTCATTAACCGCCCATGCACCTAGGTTAGATGATGAACACCATGCAAGACCACTCTCATGTAAAAATGCGTGGATAATTTCGTGCCGTAAAGTATCTTTTTGATAGTTTTGTGAGTTTTCTTTTTCACTAGTGTTACTCTGTGCCTTTGATGTATCACTTATAACAATTAGTTTGGCTGTTGGATTAGTGTATCCGTCACACGTTTCTAGTCGCTCATATTCTTTAGGTGTCCCAATTTTAATAGTGTATTCTGTTCCTAAGATATTAATTTTTGTGTTTTCCATATAAACCTCATTTATTTGACATTTCGCTGTAGCAAGAATAAGTCAACCGTCAATCCCTCGTCTGCGATACCCTTGACTGTGTAATCGGCTGTTGTGGTGTCAATCTCGGTATGCTCATCATCTTCATAGCCTACCTCGGTCTGTTTCCATATCAGACTGCCAATCGTCAAAGGTAATGTTCCCTTGGCTGTGGTAATCTGTGCATAATTTGCACTATTGTCAATTCCATATGACTGCCATACTGCTTCATTGAGCTTGTTTGTAATACTCGCAAGGAATTGTATCGGTTCGCCATATTCTACAGTTTTTGTGCCGATTTCGATAGGGATTTGTTCGCCATCTACAGTTGTGTACTGTATATTGCCCTCATCATCAGTTTCATATATGGGAATTTTCTCCCCATTCTTGTTGTGAACCGAATAAAACATCTTCTGTTTATTCTTCGTCAACATTCTCATTAACTGTTCACCTCTGGAAGCCCTGCGATTGATGTAAGGATTGATAGCAATCCAGCTAATACACTGGCTGAAACAACTGCAAGCCAATTTACATCACCCATGACTGCTGATGTTCCAATTGTTGCTACTGCTGTCTGTGCGACTGTCTTAATCGCCCTAATTCCTGCGGCTTTAAACCATGTCTTGCTCATAAAATCACCTCGTTTCCTTATCATCATCAGAGAATTTCTTTTCTATCGTGTCAAGCCTGTGGTGTGCCGACTTAACCGACTGTTCGACAATTATAAGTCTGTCATTGTGAGAGTTAATCTCGTTATGCATACTAGCTATGTCTGCCTTGATGTCTTGCATCGTTTGACTTATACTGTCAAGTTTTGTGTTTATTATTGTATCTTGTCTCACTCTGTCCTCTATATCTTTAGTATCTGAACGCTTGTTGTTTTTTAAGCCAAAATATACGGAAAAAGCGACAGACACGATTGATAATAATACTGCCAACTCAATAGTCATTCTATCACCTCTGCTTATTATTAACGTTCTACATTGTTACTGTTAAAACTTCGCAAATGGAATTATCCAGCTAAAAAGTGAATCACGTTTAACATAGTTCCTTGTAACACCGCTTTCACTATGGCTAGACTGTCCGTTTGCTCCGTCAATTGCATAATCGTATTCCACAATCTTCTTAATGCGTGATTTGTTCTTTACAAGCCACTCATTTATGCTATCCTCGGTGTATGAACTTGGAAAATTTCTAAGTGACACACACTCGCTGATAACATCATTAACAATCTGTGTTAGCAAGGCAGATTTGAAATTATCCTCACTCTCATAAAGTGTGGTAAATTCCTCAATGATTTCATCTGCAAGAGATACCTCGGTTTCTTCTTCAACGCTTTCGCTGTTTTCAGTTTCCCCTGTATCAGTTGTCAAGATTTCCTCGTCCATATTCTCACCGCCTTTACATTACAGATTGTATGTTGCTATGAAATACTCTTTTAAATTTGCACCGCTCATATCAGCTTCATTTGCCACGTTTAAACTCTTTGCAAGCTCGTGCAACTCGGCTGTAGTCATGCGGTTTATTTCAGTTTTGGAATGGTTGAAAGTTACTGTTTCGACTGTTTCCTCAACCTTTGGTGTGGCTACTGGGGTTTTATCCTCAACTATATTCCAACCATTGTTTAAAAAGGCGGCAAGCTGATTGCTGTCTCTTACCGCCATAAATGTATTGTCTTTACTCACCCTTGTCATAGGTTGCACCTCCTACGACTATGCGTTCTTGTGAACTGCGATTGCGTCTGCTTTCTTGTCGAGAACAAAAGCGTCATATCTAACCCTTGCTTCTACCAATGCACCGCTGATACCAGGAGCGTCATAGTTAATTTTGAACTCCTGTAGCTTAACTGGTGAAGGTGTTGTAATAGGGTTAGTAATAAGGAAGTCAACGCCCTCTGGCATATATGATGTTGGAACTTTGATTGTAGGTACGCCATCAATATCACCAACAAAACCATTGATAGCAATTGAAGTAGCTACATCACCATACTTTGTGAAATGGTCGTCTAACTTAATCTTGTTAAGGTAGCTAGGTGTAACGACTGCAATTCTTCCACCCTGTGGTGCTTTATCATCATCTAACAGTTCCTGTAATGCAAGGAACTCTTCATAAGCATTGTCAGATGTAACTACCTTAGTTACAATATGTGACTTGCCACTTACTGAACCAGCTGTTGGAGCTTTAGCAACGATAACGCCTAATCTGTATGTGTCCATAGCTGGGATAACAAGGTTGTCAATGTTTTCTGCAAGTGTGGCAGCAGCCTCCATTGTTCCGTTAGTGTCCTGTGAAGTAGCAGCGTCAATTGTGTAGGTAAATGCCTTGTCCTGTGTTACAGTCATTTCCTGTTCTGCGTTGCCTAACTCTCCTGGGTCACCATATCTGTTTGAACCTGTGAGTTTATAATCGTTAAGTGTTGCAAGATTTCTAGAAAAAATTCTTACTGTCTTAACTCCCAACCAATCAAAGCTATTGTTGATAAGTGCCTGTGTGAGAGAACCTAGCTTAAATCTCTCGTCAACTACGTTTGCATACTTTAATGCGTAATTAATCTGTTCTGCCATAATTATTCTTACCTCATTTCTTTAAATTTTGTTTTCCTAGGTCTATCTTTTAAACCTTGGTGTTACTGAATTGAATGCTTTGATGAATAAATCTTCATTATCATTGTTGTTTGTACCAGCTTGCACCTGTGGTCTGTTCTTTAAGAACTCTGCCTCGTATTCCTTGTGTTTGCGTGCGTCAACCTCGGCTAAAATCTTAATCTTAGCTTCTTTGTCATCATCAACCTCGGCTACTGCCATACGCTGTGCTTCACTGGCTGTATATTTCATAACGCCTAGATATTCCTTTTCAAGTTTGAAAATACGATTCTCCCTGACAAGATTGTTGTATTCCTCTTGCTTCTTAGCCTCTTGTTCAGCTTTTTCTATGCTTGCTTTTTCCTTTTCAGTTAAGGTTGCATTGTATTTTTTCTTGTACTCTGCCGCCTCGCTTGCCGCCTTTTCCTGTGCCCTCTTTAACTTGGCATTTTCAATTAAAAGTTCCTGTAAACTAGGCTCTTTTTCCTTGTTTGTAGGCTCTTTAGGCTCGTTAGTTGGCTCTGTAGGAGTTGGCTCGTTAGTTGGCTCAACTGGCTCTGTAGGCTCATTAGCTGGCTCTGCAAAGAACTGTAGGTTTAATGGGAATCTCGATTTTAAATCTTTCATGGTGTATACCTCTGCTTTCTGCGTTTTCTACGTGTTCCCTCACGAATTAATTGATTAATTAGTTTGCGTGTTTAAAGACTTTCCCTAGTCTGTATATGTTTGTTGTTCGTGCGTTTTATTAACGTCAGTTCCCTCTGACATATAAAAAGGCACTGGATTTCTCCAATGCCGTAATTATTAAAAATAGTGTATACTGCAACGACAATTGCTCAATTCTGCCTCGTCATTGCAATTTTGATAGTCATGTGGAAAAAGCATTTTGCTCTTTCCAACTGTGAAATAATCATCAATTGGTAAAATTGTACCGCCTACTGCTAAATGCGTTTTACGCTCTCGATTATCTTTTATGTCTATCCATTTTTTCTTGGTCTTTCCGTCTGCTTTTGCCTGTTCAAACATCACTAAGTCACCCACAACATTAGCTTCATTTGCACCAATGTTATAGGTTCTCTCGTCAGATAAATAATAATCATCTTCCATATTCTGCAATGTTCGTGTGACTTGCAATTCTGCAAAATATTCAACATACGACTGTAGCTGTTCTTCCATGTTTGGAAAATATTTTCTAAGTGTCGCTTCGTACCTTGCCTTGAATGAACCGATTATAACCTCGATATATAGCTCATATGTTTCACTAGTCATGCCTAAGTTATCCCTATATAGCATAATCAGCAAAAATAGAAACATCATATCGTCTTTGATGTCATTTGCCATTTCGATACGTTTATCTATTTCTGACTGTGGCAAATCCATTTTGGAGAAGTATTCTTCAAAATCTATATAAGGTTCTTCTATCTCTCTTGTGGCGTTATTGAGCTTGTCAATTTCCATTTACTCACCGCCCTTTTCGGTGTTCAGACTGCCAATCATAGGACTATTGCCCTCTTGGTCTGATAAGTCTGGAAATGGTCGCTTTTCCTCGGTTTCCTCGGTAGCTGTCTCTGTTTTGAAAACATTACTTTCTTGGAATTTGCTTACGCCCTCACCGCTATCAACAATGACTTGGTTATTGTCCTCGAACAATGGAATTGTGTTTACAACATCTTTTAGTGCAAATCCTTTGGCAAGTAAAGCACACATAGCGTTCACCTTGGTTGTTAGTTCGTATGTTTTCTGCCGTTTTATGTTTGGCTGTATATCTTTAGCCTTTAGGCTTAATAAAGGACTGTCACTTGGTACGTCTGTCGATTTATTGATTGCTGATAGGACAACTCTAACCTCTTGCATTTTACAAGTTTCGATTATGTTTTGTTCCTTACAAGCGGCTGTTTCTGCGGCACTCCAACCTGTAGCATCACTCATGGCAACGCCTGTACTTCCGCCACTGTTATCATTTCTAATCGGTACGTCACATTTCTGTAAAATCAAGGCTCGTTTATCTAGTGCCGACTGATTAAGGTTCTCAAAGTCGCTGTCTGCTGTAAGTGGTTTGATAAATGGTGTTTTTCCGTCTGCTGTGGTATATGTCAGTAACCAATCACCATTACCAGGATTTTTAACATTTCCTTCTTCGTCCTCTGGAAACTCAACGTCATTACCATGCCAAATACACTGTGTTGTCTGTTCGACTTGGTTTAGGTAGTCGCTCCATAACAGATTGAGGTTATTCATTTCGTCAATCTGTCTCTCAAAACACCCCATTCTGTCATGGCTTCTAGTCCACTCGATAATAGGTATAATTCCTAGTGGATTCTTTTCACCGCTCCTAGTTTCCTCATTCCATTTATCAACTGTCTCGTCTTTTATCTTTAATAGATTGATAATTTCAAATCGTTCATTCTTTGTGAAACAAGTAAAATGGTAATTTCCTATCTCATCACGTCTGAATGTAACACCTAACATAATCCTATGGTCTACATAGTAGCTAGAACGCACTACAAAGGCATATCGTGGGTCTAAAACATTGACATTGAAATAGCTGTCACCCTCAATGTATTCATTGTTTATATCAACGTATGTGTAACCTATGCCACATATCTCAATGAAACGTGCAAGCTGTTGTGTTTTGGACTTTATTCCGTCTGTTTCGTAGCACTCGTTTAGTAGTGCTATTGCTTCGGCTTCATTTGCCTTGCCACTGTCTTTAACGCCTCTCTGTACTAGAGAAATTGGATTGCCCCAATTAAACCCTAACTTAAACTCAACAACTTCATTTGCCACGTTATCTACTGCTTGAAAGTCTATATCCTTGCGGTACTTCTTAGGTTCTTTACGTTTTAACGGCTGTATACCAGCTTCAAAGTTTAACAGAAAATTACACTCGTCTGCCGTAGATGTGAATATAGGCATAACTTTTTGGAGTATTTGTATTATATTTTTACTTGTAACCTCTGGAACGTCAGTCCATAAGGTACGTCTGCCTTTTAATTCCTCACCTAGAAACATTTTCCACCTCTGCTAAAATCGTACTGCACTGCTTGATACTCTGTCAGGTCGCCTTTTCGTTGTTACCTCATGACTTCCATGCCAAAACGTGACTATCTTGTTGCATTTCCTGCACGTCACACTTGTATTTGTTTTCGAAATAACCCAATGATGACCGACTACTCGGTTGCAACTCGGACAGATGATTGATTTATATAATTCCATAACTTACCCCATTTCCATAAATGAAAAAGGACTACCCAAACGGATAGTCTCTCATCTAAGGATTGTATAACATGATTTACCAATTAAATCTTGTATCTGTGTTCATTTCACATTTACATCATACCATATAGTAGATAGGACAAACTAGGACAAACTAGGACAAACTAGGACAACTTACCGATAATTTGAGCTGTATTTCTCATCAAAAGCCTGTAGTGCCTTACCATGTAAGCGTGTCACATTTCTAAAAGAGTAGTTCATATCAATTGCTATCTTCTCGAAACTCTTTCGCTCGACATACTTTGAGAATAGGATTTCATAATATACTTCATTCTCCATTTTATCAATCATGCCGATTATCTTGTTTTTTTCGTCTGTATATTCGTCAATGAGCTTGTCAAGGTTTCGTTCCATTTCGTCAATTTTTGCGTATGTAGTGCCGATTTTGTCAAAATTGGGTGTGGACTGTACTCTCTCACTGCTTTGTACGCCTTGTAGACTGCACGCAAGGTCACGTAATTGTGATATTTCGGTTAATTTGTTGTTTATAAGCCTGTCTAATCGGCTGATTTTACTTAGATAGTCTTTAGCTGTCATTATTTCGCTCCTCTCGTCAGAATGGGGATTTTATGATATTCGTTGCGTGTTTCTTTCTATCCATAACGATAGCAAGCTGTGATAATGCATCGGGTGCATCATCATGTGGGTTTTTGCCCTCTGCTGAATACATTTCCAGTTCGTCCATAGCTTTCTGATACATCTCGCTTCTTACGTACTGTGGCTGTATGATTAACTCACTTGCATTGTTTACGTATTTCTTTGGAATGATAAACTTAAACTGTGTCTTTACCCAATCTGAATATCCTTTGATTTTTTCGTCTTTTGGCAATCTCGTACTTGCGTAATATGGGATAATTCTGCAATGTCTTACGTCTTGATTTGCCATTTCTGTTTTTATTGTATCGGTTATCAGTTTTCCACCACTGTTTTGTTCTATATGTAATTCTGTCACGTAATGTTTGCGTATTGCTTCAACGACTAGTGGTACTGTGACCGCCTGTGTACCTTGTTTATGAACCCAATCTATAACAAATCGGTTCTTCTCTCCAAAATCGGCTATAATCGGCATTGATAAGCTATCTGCGCCGCCAAAAGCTGGGTCACACAATGCAATAACCCTACATTCCTTATCGCTAAATTCTTCTGGGATATTTCCGTCAAAATACTGTAGACTTTCAGGTGGGAATAGCAATCCCTCACGCACGTATGGTCTTTGCATAAACTTAGCTTCCCATTCTGCCTTGTCTAGCCTATCTCTCATATCTCTGTAATACTGTGTTGAAAATCCGTTTATCTCATAGTCAAAATTGCTCTCATCATTTTCATCAAGTGCTGGTATCTTTCTGAAAAAGTATCGGCTGTCTCCCTCGTATTGCTTTCTGATACGCTCTAAGGGGTCTAGGACGTTCCAAAGCGTACCTACCATCAATTCCCTTGCCCCATCGTTTTTTCTGTCTACCATTTTGTTTAGGTACTCTTGAAAAGTATTCTCCATACGTGTAGGACTAAGAGAATGTTCCCTATCTCTTACAAGGTCGTCAACATATAAATATCCGTCACTTGATATATCAACTGCACCTGTCCACGTTCCGTCAATTCCTCGGCAAGTAGTAGTAGCAAATCTATCTGGGTCGCCTAACGTGATTGTAAATTCATCAGCACTTTTATCTGTTGGAAATGGCTTAGTTGCGTATTTAGGGTTTACAAAATCGAATAATTCTTTGAAATTGTACTCGGCTGTAGTCATTAGATTTAACAGTTCCTTGTGAAAACCTTTAGCAAGTATTCCTGAATGTCCTCCCATACCGCTGTGACTGTTTGGACGTTTTAAAGCTATCCATGCTAGAAAAAATATACATATCGTACTTTTTCCAGTTCTTGACGGCTGGGATAATCCGTAAAACTGAAATTTCCTATTTTCTAGGTCTTGCAAATCATCAACTACAACTTTCAAGGTTTTGCGTCTAGGCTGGTAGAAACGTTTGTGATAATCCCTATCTTTTTCCATGTAATAGATAAAACTTTCAAGGTTATACTGTGCTTCGTACTTCAATACCTCGTAATATTGCGTAATAAGCTCATATGGGGCTGTTTTGTTGTCCTGTTGGTATTTCTCCAGTTCCCATATATCACCGCCTGTGCGTGTCAGTATAAACGTGTTGATTATATCTTTTGCTCTTGTGGAAACTTTTGTTGCATACTCAATATCACCCTCGCCATATGCAACATTTGTAGCTTTAATGAATAAATCAATAATTTGTTCATCAATTCCATTCTGCAATATGTAATTTTCGTAACTCAAAACTGCCGTTTGTAATTCTTGACTTGCCAAAAGAAAATAGCACCCCTTTTCGTAGGTGCTACTTCACCGATACACATTCCTGCTTGAATGTGCCTTTAGAATTTATAATATGCTTGTTTTTAATACGTTGGTAGTTAAATAACATTTTGGTGGTGAAAAATCCAATGTGCAATCATGCTCAAATGTTATGCCTACTGCATTTCGATTAATTCACCATTGATATAAACTTCTGTGTGTTCTCCGTCACTCTCAATTCTGATTTTCGGATTTTCCATATCCTCACCTCTTACTATTCCACTCAAAACCAAAATCTGACCTTTTAATCTTGCACCTAGGGTTTCCGTCTTTCCAAAATACAATTCCCTCTATGTAGTTCTCTGAAAGATATTTCTTTATGCCTTCAAAGGTACGCTCAACTTCAATGATATTTTCTCCATGTTTAATCAATTGGTCGTTAGTCAGTTTATATGGATTGCCTTGAAAATGTATTCCAATGGCTTCATAAGTTCCGTCTTGTAAACTCAACCCTTGGTTCGTCCGCATTGAAGTATTATAATATGCTTCTCTAAACCACTTATCAGCAGGATTTTTCTCGTCAACTTTTACCCAGCAAGGCAAGTGTCCTGTTATCTCGTCTGCCTTTTCTTGGCATTTGATAGCTCCCTCTGGTATGGGTTTACCATTCTTAGCGTCATATCGTTTGTAAAATTCGCCATTGATGATTGCACAGCATGAACGGTCATATTTTACTGTGGCTATGCCCTCGCCATTTAGTACCCATTCCATGCCCTCTGTGACGATTGGTAATGTAGTGACTTTATTAACCCCCTCGTAAACTCTTTGAAATAATGTCGGTATCTTTTTCATAGTATCATCTAGTCCTTTCTACCTACGTGGCATAGCCATTCAATGAATAGTGTAGCAAACTCTATAATACGTGAAATTGGATTAAAAATATATGATAATATAATTATAGCAACACAAGCTGGATAGTTCATTTTTGTCATATTATATAATTTTTTGGGTGTTGTCGGCATTGCAAAATCCCCATACATTTCTAATGCTAATGTCACTAAAAGTCCAAAAGATATGATTGAAAGGTATACTGCAATAGCGACTATCATTGTGTCATTCATAATCCTCACCTCACACGTTTCTTAGATACTTCCTTGACTGCTATTCCGTTTGCTGTCTTGGTTATCTCTATGTCTTTACCGCCATATATTGCCTTGGCTATCTGTTCTGCATAATCAATTACTGTCATTTTAATTTCACGTTCCGTCAATTCGTAATCTCCCTATTTTCCATGAATTTCTTGAAAGCCTTACGGCAATCACCACATATTTCAAACCTTTCTTTCTTTTCGTGATACCATGTCTCAACATCAAACTGCAAGGTTTCGACTGTATCTGCCTTGTCAATTGTTTCAAGTGTGTTTTTAATATAGCCTGTTCTGTGTTCTTCTGCTATTGCTGTCAAATGTATTGCACCTTGCATTTTGTATGGCACGTAGAAATATGGCAATGGTTTTATTTTCTTGCCACACCTATCGCAAGTATGGTATATTTCCTCATGTTTCATGTTCTACAACTCCTATAATCTTTATTTCCCTATTTTCCGTAAAAGGAATATCCATGTCGCAATCCGTTGTATCTGACTGGCATATGTAGCTGTCGGCATAGTAGCTGTAGTCGTTAATCAAGTTTGCACCCGTTAGTTTTCCATTTCTTCAATCTGCCTTGTTCTGCCTCGCTAAACGCTTTGTCAAAGAATTTTTCTAGTTCGCTTTGCTGTTCGGGTAGATGTACTGTTTGTAAATACATAATCGCTTGGTTTTCAATGTGGATAATCTTCAACATATCATGCAATTTGTCAAATTCAGCTATTGTCATGCCTTTACTCCTTTTCTAACAATTTATTGTGCATAGCATCGTAAAATAAATCGTCAAAATGGTTTTTGGTTTTCTCATATGACTGTTTAGATATTGTACTCTGCATAAGTGTCATATTCTCGCTGTGAAGTACCATTAAACAGCCTAATAATCTTTCAAAATATTCTTCATTCATGTCATACTCTCCTGTTCCAATCATCAATCATCTGTAACTCAATCTTCTTCATGCTTTCCTCATCTGTAAGCTCTGGGTCAAAGGATTTACTTTCAAAGAATATCCTGCATTTGCACCCATTATCGCCTTTGCCACGAGTGATTGTGTACCATTGTCGCTCAAAATCGCCACATAGGGCAACTTGTACCGATTTACCGCATAAAGGACATGGTTTCAATGATTGTTCAATGCTCATAGTTTGTTTACCTCAAATTTTTTTCCAACAAATCAGTGTATTTTATCAATACGTCTGCTAGTTTTCTGTTTAATTCGTCTAGTTTAGCTTTATTACTATCGTTTTCACCATTACTGCAACCTAACTCTGCAACTGCTTTTCGGTACAATTGTTTATATTCTTCTAAATTATTCGTCAATCGCTCGTTATCGCATTTTAATTCATCGAACTTTTCACATACTTGTTTGAAGTCACGTTCTAAAACGTCTATTCTATCTTGTTTTTCTTGAAATCTATGTTTTACATCATCATCTACTTTGCTTGTCCTGATACTGCTGTCTGGTAGCAACACTATATTCAATTCAGGAATATTATTTTCATCAAACATCATACCAATTTTACATCTATCTAGTATTACCTTAAATTCCGTATAATCCATATCCTTATCTCCTATACCAATCCATGAATTTCCCTCAGCTCATGAAGTTCATCAACTAACGTTCCGATTGTTGCCTTTTGCTGATTAATTCTGCCATGTGCCTTTAAGTATTTGGCTTGCCAATTCTTAATCTGCTCATAAAAATCATCTTTGGTATCTTTCAAATCGTCATATTCTGACTGTAAATCTTCTAACTGGCTGTATAGTGAACTATTAGTGTTCGATAACTCGTCTTTTTCAGTCTGCAATTTGGCTACTAGTTCTTTTAATTCTCCATTGAGTTTCTCACTATATTCTTTCCATTCCTTATTTTCTTTTTCAAGTTTGGAAATTTCCGCTATATCCTCGTTATTCTTCCTGACAAGCTGTGCGTTTTCCTCAATTAGTCGTTTTAAAATCTCATGACGTGCTGTTGAATCCTCGTTGGAATCTAACAGTATTGTTGTTTCAAAATCTAACATATCATCTACTCCTCATCGTCAAAATCCTCAATACAACCCTTGCACCCATACTTGATACTCACGTAGTATTTAAAACTGTCAGTTATCATGTACACGCACATGTAAATTAATAAAATTATCAGCCAAAATTGCCATGTTGCCATTGTTTACTCTCCTTAAAATCTATTAGTAATTCGCAGTCATATAAACCGCCATATCCTCTTGATTGTCTAAATCAGGTGGAATTATATGTTGTGCTATTTTTACCAAATACTCACTATTGGCAAAATGCGAGATATGCCAATCTGTTTCCTCGTTGTGTATCGCTCTGAAATGGTCGTTTACCATATCAATCAAATAGTTGTGTTCATAGCTACTGGCACTCTCAAAATTTCCGTACTTGTCATCATATACTGTCAATAAGGTTTCCGCTATCAGTACAAGTGTTTCTTTCCGTAGTCTTGGGTGTATTCTTCCAGTAACATGATTATACTTAGCCATATAGTATTTAAAACATTCACAGACATTATCATAATCTAGTCCATGTCCGAAATCATGCACTATGTAGTTAAATTCCATAACCATTCTGTCTTGCTCATGTTTTAATTCCCTTTTAGTTTTCTTTGGAGTACCTTTTGGGGCTTCCTTTTCTTCTGAAAAGGTAGTATCTCCCTCGGCACACGAGGGAACTCGTTGTGTATCTACCCCTATATTGTTATTATTTAGGTTATCTAAATTATTTACACTGTGTATATTATTTATATTATTATCTATTTTACTCGGTATATTACTAGATATATTACTTTGTTTCATTTTTTGAGAGGGAGACTTTCTTTTTTTGTTAGTCTGACTTTCAAATTTTGAAAGGCTCACTTTTAAGTAGCGTTTTCTTCCGTCTGATTTTGCTAGTCTCACATAGCCTAGACCAATCAGCTTACTTATTGACGTGGAAACTTTAGTTACACTGCACTTGCAGAAATTAGCAAGATACTCATTACTTGCATAACACCCCTCACTACCCTCTACATCTAAACTATCTAATTCTGCTAGAATGAATTTATCAACTGCACCTAGCTCATCATCTAACCATACTTCCTTCGGAATAAAAATTCCTTTAAAATCCCTTGGATATTCAAAATTATTATTCATATTCAATTCCCTCCATGTTGGCAATTATCCATGATTTTATAAAACAATAGACAGGCAATCATGGTTTTGCTTTTCGGGAGCTACCCTAGTCTATTGGTTCTACCTATGTTGTTACAATACCTCTCTGACGCACCACAATCGTTTCTAAGCGATTATTTTGACTTCGTTGAGGATTTTATCGTCTGAACCGATTTTGTGTCTTAAAATGGCTCACAGCGATTTTAAATTTAATTTGCGGTTTCCAGTAGTGAATGGTCTACTGGCATTGTTTATGTTCGGTGAGGACTACCGCAACGCTCACCTAGTGTAGAATGACTACACAGCTTTTGACATATGGACTTGCACCATACTGACACCCAGTATTGGAATCGAACCAATAGCTTTCCACAGAAAGTCGTAACCAATACCAGTGGAATCGAACCACTGCACGCACTATGCTGTCAAAACTTTACTCACTATAGTTTTCAAAACTGCTATGGCAAGGATTTACACCTTGCAATTGAGAACCCTGATGGCTGTCTCACTGCTTACAGTTGGTTTGTGTCTACTTATTCCACCACATAGCATTGTACGATTTTGTAACTTTGTCTTTTGTCACCCCACTTGGCATAAGGGTATGACATTTTCACATTTCCATTGTTACATTTCCCTGTATCATCTCAAACTAGTATTCATTCACTTCCGAACAGTCGTGAATGTGAGACAGATACAGAGCTGGTGCAAACAAAATTCTGAAAGACAAACACCACTTGCGTTACAACATCAAGGTATATCACAGTCACTATCTGCTGTAAGGCTTGTTCTTTTCCGTTTTCGGTTTTTATGTGCGTTACCTAAACGGCTGGTTGAATACAGTTTTAAGATTACTTAACGCACTGCAAAACTACACGTCAGTCAAGGTTTATGATGTCAGTGACTAATTGCTGACGAATACATACGTTGCAACTTCTGTAGAGGTATGTTAGCTCTAGTTTTTAATGTCTTTACTGACTAGGTACTACCCAACAAGTAGATAGCCCTATTGGTAGTCTAGGGAATTGAACCCTAGTCAACTTGTAGCAAGTATGCACCTTACATCAACTACCGCCACTAAAATGTTGTTTGAAAGGAGGCTTTAAATGACTTCTCGTGATATATAAGCCTAACCAAAAAAAGTAAAAAGAGAACAAAAGTATGAGTTTATAAGTTACATACACTCTTTCGAGTAAAACCACTGTAGGAATTTGAACCCTATCAGTGGTGGTGTGAATATTTTGACTTTAAACGGAGGATTTTAACTGTTTCTGATACTCAATTTCTTTGTCTATGCAATGTCTAGCTTTCTCTAAGTCTTGTATAATGTCACTGCCAACTTTATATCCTGCTCTTGAAATGTACTTAACAGCATCGCCTAGCCAAAATGTCAATTCCCATTCCCTAGCAACATCTCCTGGCTCGGGATTTAGCCTTGAATAATGTGTTGGGTGGACTGTGGTAGGGTTATTGCCACTAACAAATTTTGGCTTAGCTTTTTCGCTTATGTCCTCAACAGGAATTACCTCGTATTTCTTGCAAGTAGATATATCACTGGCAAGTACGTGTTCTCCATACAAGCAACACGTTTCTTTCGTTCGGGTATAGTGTTTACAGCTTTCGCATAGGCTCATGATTGCACCAACTTTCTACCGCAGAATGGGCAATAGGTTATTGGTACTGATAATTCAATTCTGTCATCATTTGAACCTAATGTGCAACTTAATTCTGGTTGTCCGTTATTTTTGTTTTTGCCTAACCACAAATTCATCTCCAGCCCTAAGAAGTTCAACTCGCCTAGGTCTATGTCATGTTGATAAATTTGTTCAACATTGATTTCTTCGTACATTTCTGACTGACAATATTTACATTTTCCCATGTTCTACAACTCCTTTTTTTATTTTTAAAAAATTTTTGAAACCTTGTGTTTCCATGACTTAATTATACCATACAGTCTTGGTTAAAAATCAAAGAATGTTGTAATTATTTTAAATATTTTTCATGTCTTTTAAAATTAAATTCCGTAGATATTCCGACATGGAAATGTTGGCTATCCTTGCTTGTTTTTCAACGTGGTTTCGCATATCATCATTGAGCCTAAGTTTCAAGGTCATTTCCTTTGGGTCTGATGTAAAACGTGGCATTACAGATACCTCACTTCTAGTTAATCTATACCAGTATGTAGTAAGTATATTAATTACAGTAAAGTAAATTATTCTAACAGTAGTATATTAATTATATATATTATATTTATATTAATAATTTAACTGTATTGAATATACCTAGAGTAATTATGAGTATTAGGAGTATATTTAATATTATTATTTATAACTACTCTATGCTTGGTTATTTGTGGTACAAATAGGAACTTCGGATTTGGACGTTGTATCAACCCAACACACATTCGCCATTCTGTGCTAACCCCCACCGCCCTATTATACTAGACCGTCCACCATGTAAGGCAGGCACACAAGCCGACAATATAACACTTCTGCGGTTGCCATTCCTTGCCACATTTTCAACTATTCGCAAAATAATTGTTTAGCGAATAATTAAGCCTTGTTTTGCACGAAAATGTAAAGTAAATTGTGCTGTGTTTTACATAGCATTGTTGAATTGTGCAATAGTCTAATACAATTTGCTTTTGTCCGTCTGTGGTAGACATTTTAAACGGCTTTTTATGGCTCTTTAACGTCCGATGTAACGTCTATAGCCTGTATATCTTGTGTATTGTCTAGGCGTGGCAATTGTGAGGCGGT